ATGCTGCCCACCAACCGCTACCTGCCGGTGGCGCAGCGCCTTGGCCAGCAGTTCGCCAACGGCCTGATGAACCTGATCGCGCCACCAGCTCAAGCGGCTGGGATGCCAACGGCAATCCCGACGTACAGCTTTGACGGAGGAACCCCCCGCCCTTTTGGGGGTAGCGGAGGGATGCCATACGTGAACCAGCGCGCTTCGCTGTCTGGCGCTGGCGATAGAGAGTGCTTCTCCGCTACCAGCACAATGATTGCTTCGGCCTATCTGGGGCGAAGCGTCCCGCTGTCGGATTACAACCGAGTGCGTTTGCGCTACGGCGACAGCACATCGGTCAATGCTCAAGTGCGTGCATTGCAGCAGCTGGGGGTCAACGCCAGCGTGGCTGACAACGGCACCATTGCAGAGGTGGCACGACTGGCATCAGGCGGCAAGCCGGTTGCGATTGGCATTCAGCACGGCCCGAGATCCAGCCACTGGATTGTGGTGACAGGCGTAACTGCAAACGGTGATTTCATCGTCAACGATCCGTTTGGCAAGTTGCGGCAAACAAAATATGGCGGCTGGGAACAGCAGAACTCTGGTCGTGCAAACGACACCACAGGGCAAGGGGTGGTCTACGGCCGATCCTTCCTGCAGTCGATCTTTGAGGACAGGGGTGCCGGCACCGGTCGAATCATGAGGGTGCAGGGTGCTGCGAGCGCTGCCCTGCAACCTGCACCGACACCCACCACTCGTCGCGGCGGTGGCATGACCGGCTTGGTCACGTACTACACCGGCAGTGGCGGTTCTGATGGCGTTGCGGGTGGCCCAACTGCAAACGGCGAGATCTATGACCCCAACAAGATGACAGCCGCCGTTCAGTGGAGCCTGCGCGGAAAGTACCTCAACAAATGGTTGATCGTTGAGGACCTGGATACGGGACGCAGGGTTCGGGTGTGGGCGAACGATACGGGTTCAATGGGTGGCTCTCGCCTTGACATCAATCGTCAAGAACCACGCATCATTGATTTGTCGCCAGCTGCTTTCCGCAGCTTGGCCGGCAGCTTGGACGCCGGTGTCAAACGCATCCGCGTCTTGATCGACAAAAACCAGCGCCGGAGCTGACCCATGCCAATTCAGAAAGTCAAAGACCCGGAGACCGGCGCAGAACGCGAGGTCTACGTTGCACCCCGGGCTGCGGCTAAGCCCAGGCCGGCAGCCCAAAAGGAAGACGGTGGACCGCTTGGGGCGGTACGCGATGTCTTGGGCAACGCGATCATGTCGAGCCCTGTCGGCATTGCTGCCACTTCTGTGTCGACCGGGGCACAAGCCATCACCGCTGGTGCGCAGGAGTTCGCTCGCACCGGTGATCTGGGCAAGGCCGGCAGCAAGGCACAGGAGGTCGTCAGGCAACAGCTGGAAGCACCCACTGTGCCGGCCACGGTGCTGCGCATTGCTGGCAATGCCGGGCGCAACTTTGCGCAGGAGCTGAGCGACGTCGTCACAGCCGATGTGCCGGCCGCTTTGGGAGTGCCCGGTGCAAGGCCCACAGGACCCGGCCGTCCTGACGCACCGTTCCTCGGTGTGATGCCACCGCTGCCCAAGCTGAAGAGCAGTGGCCCTGCAGAAGACCTAGCCACTGGCATCGCACAAGTTGCATTGGAGTGGGTGCCTGCGGCCCGTGCCGTGAGACTGGCCGGCAGGGGGCTGCAGGCACTGCCTGGTGCAGCTCGTGTGGCGCAAGGCGCTACGGCGGCAAGGCAGGCTGCAGCGGGCACACGCATTGCCCAGGCTGCGGCAGCAGTGCCGGGCGCAAGGGCCATTGGTGGCGCTATCACCAGCAATACGGTGACCAGGGGTGCAGCCACCGGTGCGCTGATCGACTTCGCTGGCTTCGACCAGACCGAGGGTCGTCTCTATGACCTGGCCGACAAGCTGACCCAACAGGTGACTGGCACACCGCTGGAGGTGCCGGTGCTGAACTACCTGCGCTCTGGCCCTGATGACGTTGGTGTCCGCGGTCGTCTGAAGAACGTGGTGGAAGGCGCCTTTGTCGGCACGACCGCCGAGTTCCTGATGAAGGCGTTCCGGGCTGCCAAGCTCATGGAGCGCCTGCGCAACGCACCAGAGGCAGAACGTCCGGTGGTGGCACAGCAGGCAGCTGAGGCGGCACAGGATCTGGAGGATGAGGTGGTGCGCCAAGGGCAGGCGTACCAAGAGCAGCAGGCAGCAGCGACTGCAGCACCGGCGCCTGAAGTTCCCGCACTTGGGACACCCGCGGCCCCTGTCGAACCAGCAGCACGGGCTGCAGCGGCAGTGGAAGTGCCACCTGCTGCCGCGCCAGAACAAGCTGCCGTGCCCGCCCAGCAAGCCGAAACCAGGGCCCTGCTGGATCGGGCCATGGCAAACCTGCCACCCGAGAAGCGGGCTGCTGTGCAGCGGCAGATGGAAGAGCGTGGCTTGGCACAGGCCGACGACGGCACCGTCCGTGAGTTCAAGCCGCTGGAGCCTGATGCCATTGCTGCTGTCAGCAAGAGCCTCACTGAAGAGATTCGCCGCATTGCTGGCGAGGACGTCGCCATCCGATACCAGAACTCGTTTGAACTGGGGCAGAAGCCCAAGGCCTGGGGTGGTCGTGGCACCGGCAAGCTCAGCTACCTCAACGGCACGTATGACCCCATCGAGGATCTGATCCAGATCAACGGCATGGGCTTTGACACGCCCGTGGGCGGGAAGCTGCAGACCGCTTTCCACGAAGCGTGGCACCGCGTTCAGTTCAACTTCCTCACGTCGAAGGAACTGCGGGCGCTCAACAGCATGTACGCCCAGCTGCGTATGGCAGCGCCTGGCCTGCCCAAAGGCGTGAAGCTGGTCGAGCAGCAGGCTGTGGCGTTCCAGCGGTACGCCTACGCCAAGAAGGAAGGCCTGCCCATTGCGCCCTACCTGATGGGCGTCAAGGAAGAAGAGCTGCGTGGCCTGCGGGATGGAGAACCCATCCCCGGCATGGAGCGTGTCGGCATGAAAGCCGTGACCGCTGGCATCCAGGTGTTCGATGCCCTTGCCGACTTCGTGGAGAAGGCCAACAACTTCATCCGCAACAGAGGGTGGACGTCGACCCGGTCGATCTTTGAGCAGGCGTACACCGGCAAGCTGGCCGAGACCCGGGCCGACATGGCCCCTGCCTATGCCGAGTACGGGGAAGGCGCTGCAGAAGGTGCCCGGCGTGTAGACGTGCTGGAAGCCCTGCAGTCCAAAGAGATGGTTCCCTTCACGGAGCGGAACCGTGGGGTGCTGTACTCCGCAGGTGAAGAGGTCCCCGTCCAACCGCCCACCCCTGATGACGTCTGGGCACAGCGGTTTGTCGACCAGATGATGGCCAACCGTGAGGCCCTGCAGAACGGTGACCTCACCATGGAGGACCTGCTGCAGAACAACGTCCTCAAGCTGGAGTCGCCCAGCGGTGCCACCAAGTACCAACCGGTCCAACCACGGGAGATGGTGGAGGCTTACCGGGCCCACAGCGATCTGGTGACCCGTGTCGACGCCACCGGCATCCCCGTGATGTCGGACGAGCAGATCGCCACCGATACGGCTGAGTGGCTGGAGAAGGCCAACTACAGCAGCAAGGCGGTGCTGGAGAACCTGAAGCGGCTGAGCGGTCCGCTGTCGGCTTACCGGGAGAACCTGGTGGCCATGCGTGCTGCCGCGCTGTACGTCGACCACACCAACCTGCAGGCCGGCACTGCTGCCACCCGCTGGCTGAACGGCCAGATGGATGAAGCGGCAGACATGACCAAGCTGACCACCGAACTGGTGACAGCAGCGGCGGCACAGGACCGTGCCAACCGTGCGTTTGTGTCGGTCACCCGTCCGCTGGGTCAACTGCTGCGCAGCACGCAGGTGCCGCGGCCAGCACCCGGTTCTGTTCCGTTCGACGACGTGGCAGCCGAGATGCAGGTGCCGACCAAGAACATTGCCGAGGAGATCGAGACGGCCCTGCAGAAGGATGGGGACCAGCTGGTCGCTGAAACCATCGGTGAGCGCATCAGCCCTGAGACGACAGAGGCCATCACCACTGGCGACTACAGCAACCCGAAGGTGGTGGAAGAGCTGAACGCCTTGGCGTTGAACATGGCGCAGGGTGCCGTCACCCCGGGCTTTGCCCAAGGCTTCTACCCCAAGTTCAACCAGGCCCGGAACCTGGGGGCACAGGGGCTGATGATGTACCGCTCCAGCCAGATCCTGTCGTCAGGCATCACGTTCTGGGGCAACGTGCTGAACAGCGCCCTGCGCACCGTGGAGCTGCCGTTCACGCAGGCCATGGGTGCCATGGTGCAAGGGGCACCGGTGCGTGCCAGCCGCAGCTTGATGATCTACGGCCAGTACGTCAGCAACCTCATGGGCGCCTTCCGCATGGGCGTGGAGTCGTTCAAGGTTGGCCGCGGCCTGTTCGATTTGGACCGCAGTCAGGTCGATGCCCTGGACCGTCTGGCTGCTGCTGATGCACAAGCTGACGCCATGGCCACCCCGCAGAAGGGTGAGTGGAACCTGAACACGGTCCCGTGGCTGTCAGTGCAGGACAAAAGCAACTGGGCCATTGCGCAACGCAAGCTGTGGCAAGGGCTCAACCTGTCCAGCCGCCTGCAGGTGTCCATCGACTCGGCCTTCAAAACGCTGGTGGGCCAGTCGTTTGAGTACGTCCGCAATTTGCAGCCCGGTCTGGACCATGCCGTGCAGCAGGGGATGGATGGCAACAGCGCAGAAGCATGGCGCTTCGCCCGCGACTACGCCCAGGCCGCTGTCGACCGTCGCCTGAAGGACGTGACCATCGACGGCAAGACCATCCTGGATGCCGTGATGGACAGCCCCCACGCCCAGACGGCGACACGGTGGGCCACGTTTACCGACGACATCTGGGCCCAGATGGAACCCCGCACAGTGGAGCGTGGGCTGCAGATGGCTCAGGCCAAAGGGCTGAAGGGCGACGAGGCCACGGCCTTTGCGCAGGAGTACGTCAACCAGGACCCGCGCAAGATTCCGTTCTTCGCACGGACGTTCAGCATGATGCCGTACGTCTGGCAGAACCTGCTGGATGACCCGAAGGTCGGCCCACTGTTCTCGCTGATCCAGCCGTTCAACCGGACGCCTGGAGACATCGTGAAGTCGGTGGCTCGCAAGACACCGCTTGCGCCGCTGGTGGATACGTGGTGGCGGGATGTGTTCTCCGAGGACGCCATGACCCGTGACCGGGCCATTGGCGACATCGCTGTGGGCAGCTCTGCCATTGCGCTGGCCAGCCTTGCAATGACCCACGGCAACGTGGAGTTCACTGGTGGCGGCCCTGTCGAACCCAACGCCAAGCGCAAGTGGACGGAGCAGGACGGCAAACAGCCCTACTCATTCCGCGTCAAGGTTGGGACGGATGAGAACGGCAAGCCGATCTACGGGCCGTGGGTGTCCATGCGTGCCCTCGATCCGTTCTCGTCTCTGTTTGGTGGGCTGGCCGACTACCAAGAGCTGGCGAACAAGGTGCCGACAGAGGCCCGGGAACGACTGGGTGGTGCGCTGATCTTGGACCTGGTGTCGGCCGTCGCTGCTGGCCAGCTGTCCAAGACCTACTACCAGGGCTTTGCCGAGTTCGCAGAGATGGTCATGGGTCTGACGGAGCTGGACGTCGGCCCCAACCGCCGTCACCCCACCGCCCGGTACCTGGAGCGACTGGTGGCCAGCTTTGCGCCGTACAGCAGCGCCCTGCGGGCCGGTCGTCGCATTGAGGACCCCACTGCCCGGGAGGTGCCTGCCAGCAACAACCCCAACATCGTGCTGCGGTTGTTTGAAGAGACCGCCAACGAGATCAGGAACATGGTCCCGGGCTGGTCGGAGAACCTGCCGCCCAAGCGCAACTGGATCACGGGTGACCCGATCATCCTGGCCGGGGTGTGGGGCGATCAGTTCTTGCCGCCTGAGTCGCCGTGGCTGTCGTTCATGATGCAGGCCAACCCGGCCTCCCCGTTCCAGGTCAAGCGGGATCCTGGGGAGAAGGTGCTGCGTGAGATGGGCCAGCTCACCGGTCGTGGTGCTGGGTTCATCGGTCCGCGGGCTACCGACTTCACCGATGGCGGAAAGATCAAAGACAACCGCTTGGACCCGTACGAGTACGAGCAGTACGTCTTGGCCATCAGCCGCACACCGGACCAGTTCGGCCGCACCCTGCTGCGGGCGCTGGAAGAGGAGATCGACAGCGACTTGTACAAGGAGACCCCGCAGGGTCAACCCAGCGAGCAGGTGACCAGCCTGCGTGCTGCAGCGCTGAACCAGGTGATCACCCAGTACCTGAAGCTGGGTCGTGAGACGTTCCTCAGCGGGCCGTATGGCAAGCGACTGCGGGACAACAAGGACTGGGCCGAAGGTGCTAACCGGAACGTGCAGTTCCGGCTTAAATACGGACAGCCCATTGATGTGAACACCTTCGTGGAGAGCCTGCGCTGATGGCCTATTCCTACGTCTCTTACGCCGGGAACGGCAGCACAACGCAGTTTGCTGTTCCGTTCTTGTATCTACGACGCGAGCACGTCACAGCTCAAGTGAACAGCGTCAACACCGCGTTTACTTGGATCAATAGCAGCACAATTCAGTTTGCGTCTGCCCCGGCTAATGGCGCCGAGGTGCGCATCAGGCGGGTCACCCCTATATCGTCGGCGCTGGTTGACTTTACTGATGGGTCAACCATTGTCGCGGCTGACCTTGACACCGCCAACTTGCAGCACCTGTTTACGGAACAGGAGCTGTCGGATTCCGTGGGCCCTTTATCGGACATTCGCGGCGTGTACTACGGGGCGTACGCTGCCAACCCAGCAACTGACCCGTACGGTCTTCCACCTGATACGGGCGATCAATACTTCAACACGACAAACAATGCCATGCGCGTCTACAACGGCGTTGCGTGGCAAGATGCGTCGCCCTATGTGTCCATTGTCAGGTGGAAAAAGACCGCGGCGGGTGGCGAAACAAGTCTTAGCGGCGCTGACGACAACAGTGTCACTTTGTCGTACACGCAAGGGTTTGAGCAGGTCTACCTTAATGGCGTATTGCTGATTCGCGGCACAGAGTACACGGCCACTAATGGATCGTCGCTTACAGGGCTTGCTGCTTTGACTGCTGGCGACGTTGTGGAAGTGCTTGCCTATAGCTCTGCTGTTATTGCACTGACAACGCTGTCGCTAAACAGCGGCACCGCTGCTGCACCAAGCATTGCGTTTGCTAGCGACACAGACACGGGAATCTACAGGCCAGGGGCGAACGAATTGGGCTTTGCTACTAATGGTTCATTGAGGCTCTCCATCGACTCTGCTGGCAATGCTGCATTTGCAAGCGCAATCAGCGCTGCTGGGACAGTGACAGGTGGCAACATAAATGGCGTCAACGGATCCTTCAGTGGAAGCGTGACTGATGCCGCTGGCAACGTCAGGGCGGTGCCACAAAATGCCAAGACGGCCGCTTACACGATTGCCGCGACAGACGCAGGCAAGCACATTTCCATCACAACAGGAGGGATCACAGTGCCGTCAGGTGTATTTGTGGCTGGAGACGCAGTTAGCATTTACAACAACAGCGGCAGCAGTCAAACCATTACGCAGGGGGCTAGCGTCACAGTTCGCTGGGCTGGCACATCGTTGACCGGCAATAGAACCCTTGGTCAATACGGTCTTTGCACTGTGCTGTGCGTCGCTAGTAACGTATTTGTGATTAGCGGTACGGGGCTCACCTGATGTCAATTATTCAAACGCTAAGCGCTGGCGGAGTGGCGCCAGCTGCGGATGCAAATGCAGCATCTTTGGTAGCAGCTCTGCCTTTAAGCCATCAATTTGGCTTCAATGATCAGTCGCATATTGTACGCAGCTCGGGCTTGCCGGCGACTGTTGTTAATTATTTTGACGCCGGAGCCGAGATTACAATACAAAGCAGTCAATCAAAGTTTTACGGTAGTAGCGCACGCAAACCGCAAACATCTCCGGCAGGCACAACGTTTCGGGAAAGCCACATTGATGTCAACACCGGATCTGGCACGCAATTCGGGACGGGAGACTTTTGCATAGAGGCTTGGTTTTATACGGAAGATTTTGCTTTTGCCGCCCAAGGAACGCATGGCTTTTTGTTTCCGCTGTGGAGGAACAACAACGCAAATACTTATGGCTATGTTCCGTACATTTCTATTCTTGGCGACAATTGGGGCACCGCTGGGGAACGCCGAGGGCTAAGAGTCCGCAACCCAGAGGACACTTCCAATTTCTGCCAAACACCTGGAGCCGTGTTCTCGTCCAGCACTTGGCATCACGTTGCGATTACGCGATCCGGCACAACTGTGCGGGTGTTTGTCGATGGGGTAGAGCAAGCCAGTGGATCAATGAGCACCAACTGGACTGGTTACGAGTATTGGTTTTTCGACACTACGAGAACCCTTGGATCCGCTTTTCACATTCAAGACATTCGGATTTACAAGGGCGCCGCCAAATACACCAGCGGATTTACTCCGCCAAGCGCAATGTTCGTATGATGCCATCGCCAGCCGAAGGCAAAATCAATTAAGTCCCCTTGCACAAGGAGCAATGGCCAAGCCAAGAGACCTCGCCAACAGCGTCAACAGCAGCAGCATCCCAGGCAGTCGCCTGGAAAACGATGCAATCACAGCCAGCAAGATGGCAGCCAACTCTGTGGACAGCAGTGAGCTGGCCAACGGTTCGGTGAGCAGCGGCAAGATCCAAGATGGAGCCATCATCACGGCCAAAATCGCCAGCTTGGCTATTACAGCAGACAAGCTGGCAACAGGTGCCGTTACTCCCGACAAAACCACAGGTGGCCCTGCGTTCCGAGCCAGTGTCGGCACTGCTTTTTCAGTGGCCAACGACACGATGACCAAAGTTACTTTTGGTGGCGAGACCTTCGACACGGCCAACTGCTTTGCTTCTAATCGCTTCACGCCCAACGTGGCTGGGTACTACCAAGTCAATGCGTGCGTGCAGTACGACGGGACCAGCTTGGCGACCTCGTACGCAATCATCGCTCTCTACAAAAACGCCGCCCTTTACACAGAAGGCGACATTGCCGCCTTGGTGCAGTACGGGCAGCTGTCAATCTGCGACATCGTGTACCTCAATGGCACCACTGATTACATTGAGATCTGGATGGCTCAGAAGCAGGGAACTGCGCAGAACATGAAGGGGCGGTATTTCAGTGCCGCCTGGATCCGCCCGTAACAAGCTATGGCAAAACCAAAGGGAGCAATGAACAAGGTGACTCATTTGCCAGGGCCACCCAAGAGAACGCTGCAGGGCCAAGGGCAGTACAGCAAACCCAATCACGGGCGGAAGAAAAGCAGGGGACAGGGGCGCTGATGGCATTGCAGCTTGCTGGCTAGTAGCCTAAAGCTGCAATGGGCAATGTCTGGGCCGTGCTGGAGGTCGCTTCTGTCATCGGTGTGGCCGGTGTTGGCGCCCTATGGAAGATGGCCGTCGAGCACGGCTCCATGAAGCGCGGCATGGACGCGATTCTCAACGAGGTCCGCTTATTGAGAGAGGACTTGCAGAAAGACATCAAGATTTTGGAGGACGACCTGAGAGATCACGAACTCAGGCTTCGCAAGCTGGAATCCAAGGAATGAATCCAGTCGAGCAGCCACTGGAGTTTGCTTTGAGCAAAGAGGCAAGACACCGAGAGCTGCTGGACATGTACGACAACGAGGACTGGGAAAGCCTGCTGGGCGCTGCAGAGCTGCTGAATGAAGCGCTGGTGGTGCAGCAGACGATGAACCGATGGCTGGCCAAGGAAGCAGCGGACAACTTGGCTGCAGCAGTGAAGGCTCAGTACGCTGCCAATACCCACCCAGGAGATGGTGATGGACCGCCTTGCTGATTACGTTGCCCTTGCCGTTGCAATCCATGCAGTGGCCGTGGTGATTGTGAACATCACGCCTACCCCGAAGGACAACGAGTACCTGAACGACGTGTCTCGCCTGCTGGTGAAGGTCTACCGTGCGGTGGAAATCCTGGCTGGCATCGTCAGCAAGCGGGCCAAGCAATGAAGAAGCAGAGCAAGTCGGACGCCAAGGTGTCCAAGGTGATGCGGGAGTACAAGGGCGGCCAGCTGCGGTCGTCCAGCGGCCAGAAGGTGACCAACCCGCGGCAAGCGCTGGCCATTGCGCTAAGCGAAGCCGGCAAAGCCAAGAAGAAGCCCTAGTAATCCCAGCGGACGCGGGGTTTGCCGGCACGCATCCCTAGATGCACAAAGCCTTTGGCAGCCCCGTAACCGACGCTGTACGACCACTCACGGTCGCAGTAGCCCTGAACGTCGTAGGTGCTCACACCCATCACGTAGAAGTCCACGGCACCGGTGTCTTTGACGTCGTAGAGGTGCTCTGACTGCGAGGCGCCACCCACCTGTTTGTTGACCTCAGGGGGCCTGTAGCCGCTGGTGATGACCACCGGCTTGTCACCAAAGGCCTTACGCAGCTTCTCCAGGAACTGAGCCAGCACGATGGCCGTGTCGCACTGGTGCTGATGCTTGAAGCGACGTGCCTCCTGCTGCAGAGCAAACTCTCCGTAGCTGATGTGGGGGGTGATCATCAGCGAGAACGAGGATGCCGGCGTGAAGACAGGAGCTTTGGCAACGTCAGTCTTCTGGGCAATGATGTTCAGCAGTTTCTGGCTGTACATGGGGTCCGTGGCGTACCCCTCTGACACCAGCTGCTTGGCTGCGGCGACCAGGTTCGGTGCGTTGTTGACCCCCTTGAACGACCGGTAGTCCTTGTACCAGCGGTCTACGAGGTACGACACACAGGTCTGCAAGTCAGGGAAGTTGATAAACGACGCAGTGATTGTGATCCACTGGCCGTTGACGAACTCCTTGGTGGTGGTGGCAGTGCCGTCGCCTTTAATGCCAAAGTAGTTGTGGCGGGCAGAGGTGTGCTGGCCCCAGCCGGACTCCAAAGCCCACTGCGCAGCCACCAGTTCTGGGTATTTGGAGCCAGCGTTCTTGGCCGCGGCCATCACACCGGACCAGTCGTTGGCAACAGGTGGTTTGAGCGGTGGTGCGGCACGGTACAGCTCAGCAAAGTCCGCCAGCTGTTCAGAAGTAAGGGAGTTCTCAAGTGCAGTCCAAGCTGCGATCTGGTGAGACAGCTCCTTGTAGTGCTTGGCAGCGTCAGTCAGCCGGATCATTCGACAGCACGGGGTCTTTGGGGAAGATCTGGACGGCCTTCGCCTCAAAGGGAAGACGTTCCCAGACGTCGCATTGGATGGCGACATCCCAAGCGTAGTCAGCAGTCTGGGCAAAGACGACGGTCTGGAAGGAGCCTTTCTCTTTGGTGCCGTCCTGACCGATGAACACACCAGGCAGTCGGATCACCCATGCCCGGGGGCGGATGGGTGGATCAAGGAGCTGTGGCGGGGATCCAGGTTCCATGGCCTCCGGTGCGTGGGACCTCCGCAAGAGAAACGCCAAGAAGTTGAGCATCGAGAGCGCCTTGGATGTTCCCCATGTATGCCTCCAGTTCTAGATCCCAGAGTTCCGACTGTCGTTCCTTGATCGCTCTGTCTTCATCAATGGCGAGCGACTCGTTCCAATACTGGATGGCACCGGCCAGGGCGTCGAGACGGTCGTCGTGCTGGAGACAGCCCTTGTCCACGGTGATGTGGGTGAGCTGGTGGAAGAGCTGATAGGCCAGCCGCTTCTCGATGGCGTCGTCATCCCTGCCCTGAGAATCGTTTTCAACGACTGAGCGGTTGACGATAAGCCGGTGCTGGTTCATGACCGGCTCCAGGGCGTTAATGATGCGCCGTTCCTTCTGCACGTTGCTGCGCACCGGCTCAATGGTGCAGGGGTGATGCACCTGCAGATAGGGCTTGAGCAGGTTTTCCAGCATCCCTTGGCCAAACTGGTCCTCCAGAAGAATCAAATTGACCTTGTGGCGCTTGGCAGCCTTGGCAATGGCTTCAAGAACGTTGTCGCTGTAGCCGTCGCGGTGGGCGCCGACCTCCAGCAGGTACAGGTTTCCGTTGAGATGGGCCACGATGGCGTACGACGTCTCGTCAGAACCCTTGCCAGAGGGGTCAACGAACATCACACAGCCCTGGAAGGGCAGCCAATCGCCGTGGATGTACGCCGGACGGTGGTAGTAGTCGCCTGAGAAGCCCACAGCGGGCAAGTCGGTAATGCGGTACTCGGCACCACCCGACCAAACCAGCTTCTCGGGGGCGTGATCGGACACCTCAAGCACCATGAGGTCGGAGAGCTTGAGTGGAAACCGCTCCAGATCCGACAGTGAGGTGTCCAGTTGAAACTGAAGGGCAAACGCAGAGCGTCCATAGGACGCTTCACGCTCCATCAGGTCGATCTCGGAGAAACGGTTGGGGTCTGTCGGCTTGTTTTGGTTGCCGGTGCAGTCCCGCAGGATGACTGGAGCCAGCGCTTCGCCGTATTTCTCGGGCTTTTCGGGGTACCTGGCAGGCCAGATGCGGCAGTCGTACCCCCGCAGCCGCAGTTTGTTGTAGATCGACTCCTCGGTTTGGGGTGTACCGAGGAACATGACGTCGCCACCGGGCTTGAGGATGGCGTTGAACTCACCCACACAGCCCAGCAGCTTCTCCCGCATGCTCACGGTCCAACTGGTGTTGGGTACTTCGACGTCGTCCGGCAGGATTAGATCGGCACGGGAGCCCGTCAGCTGGCCAAAGATGCCCACAGACTTGACTGAAGGCGACTGATCAGGGACTGCAGGCCGCACGTCGAAGCGGTTGGCCGCAGATCGCTGTTCATCACGGTCCGGCTCCAAGCATTGGAGCAGCGGCATCTCACGAATCAGGCGGATGCAGAACTGTGCAAAGTCATCGGCCCGGGTTTTGGAGGCCGACACCACCATGATTTTCTTTTGGGGATCGTTGCGTAGCAGCCAGAGCGTGTAGGCCGCGGCCATCCATGACTTTCCGACTCCACGGAATGCCTCAACAATGCGGCGTTTGGAGCCGTGCTGCATGTAGTGCGCAATGTCCAGCTGCACCGGAGTGGGATCTGGCAAGCCAAGATGCCGCCAGACGACCACCAAGAAGTACCGGAAATCGTCTTTGAAGGGTTCAGGTAATAGCTGCCATGCGGCTTGCTGTCTTGACATCAACGTGCGTCAGAAGTCATTGCGACTTAACGATGCAAGGGGCGGGGCAACAGGCGTGCCGTCTTGGTTGTACTGGGGTTTGATGGGACCGATGTAGTTCGGGCCAACCTTGTAATCCACGCAGGCGCCAGAGGCAAGACTGGTGGCATAGTCCGTCAGGAACTCGTCCAGATCGGCGTAGGGCACCTCACGGGTGCGGTTCATGTCGTACATCTTGGCGACAGCGCCAGGTACAAACTCGTCAGGGACAGTGATTGTGATGTCAGCCATGAGAAGATCCTCCGTGTGGTTTAGGTGGCGATGAGGCCAAGGTCACGCATCCGCGCAAGCAGTGCGTTGAGTTGAGTAATTGCGGTGGCAGCATCTGTTGCATCGGCCACAGCCGCAGGTTGTACTACTGGAGTTGCGTTGTAGAAACCTATTTTTTGCGTGGTAGCCGTGCCGATCTTGAATCCTGCACCACCAGTAACAATGTTGGCCGCGTTAAGATAAACGTCCTTGTCAAACTGGTTGTAGTTGCTACCGATAATTTGATACCGGGTGCTTCCGCTGTATAAGCCGACTGAACGAACGATTCCTGGACTTGCGGCCTCGGTGCCAATACGGAACTCACTGCCGTACCACTCCAGCTTGCCAAGCTCGTAGTTGGTGCTGCTGGTGTATGTGTTGTAGATCCGGAAGGCTTGTGCGTTAGTGCCGTTGCGCTGGGCGAGGGTGTTGGCGGCGTCGCGGAATAGACGCACGTCATAAGTACCAGTGTCGGTATACCCGTTGGACCATCCGATTGCGCAACCGCTTTGCACAAAGAATCCCGTGGACGTGGCAAAGCGGTAATACTCACCTGCGGACGTGAGATTAATCCCTAAAGAATTTGTATCAACGCCTCTAAGAGTAATAAACGTAGAAGATGGAGCTGGAAATATAGCGCCGCCATTTGATGCAATACGGAATTGACTCGTCCCATTCACCTGCAGGTCCAGCAGGTTCCCCGCAAAACCACTCGCAGCATTAACACCGAAGCCTGTGCCGCTGGTGCTCCACGCTGTTGATGTGGTGCCAGTCGGCTCGATCAGCACCTGAGGCTTGGTGGTCGTTGCCGTGCCACCCGTGAACCACGTGCCAGTGAACGCCTTTGCCGGGCTCGATGCGGTGGCGTTGTAGCTGTTCACGACAGCATCGCCGCCACCGCCACCGTTCAAACCAATGTTGAGGTTGTCCATAGTTGACTTCCTTCTTATTCGGCGGTGGACAAAGCAACCTTGAAGACGACACTGGGCGTGCCACCAGACAGGCTGACCAGTCGTCCACGGATGTAAGGCACCGGTACCTGCACCAAGCTGTACCCAAACGTGCCGTTGGCCGTCAGGGTGAAGTCGGTGTTGCCGGAATTAAGGTTGAACCAGTTGGCGGCATCCAAGGAGCCTTCTAACCGGATCACGACATTGGTGCCAATGGACGACACCGTCACCTGAAACAGGACGTTGTCTTGAATGCCAAGGGCTTGGAAGTCAGTCGTCCCGGCAGACGTAAGAGTGCCGAGGGTGGTGACGGCTGGGGCGGACATAACTAGGCCGTCCGTTTACGGGGCTGCATTGCTACCACCTTATCCAGATCTGGCAACGAAGCCACCAGATCCCCAAACGACGTCCCCTCTGCTGGTTGGGCACTGATGGCGTTGTCCTTCAGAAACTGCCGCAAGATGCTCAGTTCAGCAGCTGAGATGGACCCATCATCCAATTTGGCTTTCAGGTGTTCAGCCAAGCCGGCATGAAGGTCTGAGAACAAGCTGTCGGTACTACGGGTCATACGACGACCCTCCGTGAAATGGAGTGTCCTAAGCCTACCGACGTCCCAGGTCACCCTTCACACAAGGGACACCGGGAAAGAAAGGGAGGTCGCTCACCCACCACGGCAGCAACCCCCAGCCCCTGAAAAGGTGGGCTGCTCAAACCGTAGCAGGTGCCCTTTCACTCCAAGGCCTGCTGGAACAGCTTCCACAGGTACCCACGCTTCGCCAAACCCCCGCAGGAGACGACGTACGGGTTGGGAAGGATCACAGAAGCATTGCTGGCTGGGTCCCTCCACTTGGCCAGCAGCAGGCCCTTCCTGAGCCTGCTGACGCAGTTGATCGCCTGCTTGTAGTTCATCCCCAGCTGCGTGGCCAGCTCCCTCACCGTGACCTCCGCATACCCACTCCGTGGATCCACATTCGCCACCACAGCCCAAAACACCTGCAGGTCCGACCCCGACAGCTCCCTGTCCCGCAGCTTGCTGACAACTTGCTTCGCGTCCTGCAGGTGAACCATGGCAAACCTCTCCCGAGGCCATTTAGTCTTCACAAGTCAGCTCCTGACTGACGGCCCCTATTCCTGCCTGCTGCCTCGGTCCTGACCCGACCTAGGTGGCAGAAGGGGTTTTGCATTCGGAATTTAACCCCCCCTCCATTCCACGACTACCTACCCCCCTCTCCACCACTGGCCCGTTTTGGCCTCACTCTTAGATCTCTCATCAGTACCCTCCCCTCCTAGTGGAAATTCCTGCCCACCTGCCCACTAAGGACTCCTAAGGACAACTAAAGCCATTTTTGGCCCAAAAACCTGAGGGGCCTTCGCTCTATGTGTGGGTGGCAGTCACCCCCCGTAGGGGGTCGGACTGTCGTCTGTGCATGAGGGGGAGGGGGAGCCGTTGCAACAGGTAGGCCGCCTGGCCGCCTGCCATCCCTGCGGGGTCAAGGGGTTACAGGGGACTGTGGATCCCATGGGGCTAGGCAGGGATGGACCCGGCAGGGGGTCGGCCTGCGCCATCCCATGAGAATGGTTCTCATTCCCGCAGTCTGTGGGTTGCATCTCGCCCTGGAGTGCCGTGGTGTCCCATTGCCGTCCGAAACGGGCTTGGGCTGACCACTGATATAGGGGGTGAGTTGTGGTTAGGATGGGAGACATGGGGGCGGAGCCATATCCGCCCTTTGGCGTCCGTAGGGGCGCCTGCCCGGCCGGGGGCTGCCGAGTAGTTGGCGATCCGGCCATCACCCACCACGCACCTAGACACATGGAATGGATCGTTTGGACGGCCTGTCCTGATGAGGACGGGCAGGGCTGGGATGAGTGGTATCCCAGTCGGTTTGGCTGGCAGACAGCGGCAGAGGCACATGCTTGTGCCCGTGATCTGCGCAGCACGTATCACGGGCACTATTTCGCTGTGACCCGTGGGTATAGGCGTCCGCTACCGATCAAAGGTTGACGACAGCCCGGAGGGGGCTAGGCCCCTTCTCTGCTGTCCTCACTGCTGAGGATGGCCAGTCCGCAAGGGCTGCACCCACCACAACGCACATTGAAAAATGAATACGACCACGTACAACGGATGGCGGAACCATTCGACCTGGGTCATCGGGTTGCACCTGATGGACACGGTTGTCGGATGGATCTGTGAGGACCGGGAGGAATGGGGGAAGGATGACGACCTGTCGTCATGCGTCCAGCTGTTCCAAGACCTGCTGGAGGAACAGCTAGAGGCCTCTGGGCTGATGACGTATCCGCTGCTCAATGATCTGATGGACACGTCAGATATTGATTGGTGGAGCTTGGCCAAGCATGCCTTAGAGGCTGCTGAGGTCGGCCAACTGGCGGAGGCCTGATAAGCGATGGAGCGCAGGAGCCTGCCGGTTGCGATGACGGTTGTTCTGGGGTCTGCAGTCTTGTGGCTGCTGGCCCTGGGGGAGCTGTCAGAGCGACCGATGACCCATACCGGGACACAGCAGCAGACCATCGTCCGATGACCACCGGGGAGCCTCTCAGGGGGCTCCCTTTCCTTTGTTCACCCACCACACCAGACCAATGAACGGAACGCTTGAGCACCTGGTCGTCATTGAAGACAAGACGACCGGCGAGGCCGTGGATCTCAGCCTGTATGGGCTGCAGGACCGGCGTCGTAACTTCTACGGGTCCATGCACAGCGAGGCCATGGCGGAAGCCGCGGCCAGGCAGTTTGCTGAGCTAGTGCCATGGTCCAAGGTCCGCATCGTTACCACGTTCTGCGCATGACCAGGGGGCCCACCACGGGCCCCCTTTTTTATGGGCTGCCGTGGGTTGGGTTGTTGTTGTGTTGGCCGTGTGTCGTGGGTTGTGTCTCAGGTGCGTGTGACGGGCTGTGACGTTGTGTTGGCCGTGTGTTGGCCATGGGTGGTGTGTCGTCCATCATTGGCGGGCTTCCTTCATAGGGGGAGGCGCTTCACCCACCACACCATCTTTGTGTTGGCCATGGACAGGCCACATGTGTTGCTGCTAAAGGCAGCAGCACGCCTTCATAGCTGTGGGCACAGCGACCTGGCACAGGACATCCTGCAGCTGAGTCGACAGTGGACACCAGCTGAGATCCAAGAGGTGATCAATGCCTCGGATCCATACACCACCAATCCGTTTGACCGATGACTGACAAGCGAACCATCTGGGAACCAAGTGACCTGCAGCTGATGCAGCTGTACAGGGACTGGTGGTTCCAGTCGTACAACAACCAACCCAATAGCCAGGCAACCATTGTTGCCGCGGCCTTTGCACGCCATGTGTTGGCCACGTTTGGGAAAGAAGAGAGCAATGAACAGTGACACCAGGGACATGGCAACAGTGCGCCATGAAGTGTTGAACGTTTTGTTCAACATGTTTCCGTTAGCGCAAACCAAACCCTCACTCCTCTCTGACCTACGTCCCGTGTTCAAGGAACGGGACAAGGTGTGGCTTACTGATGCCATCGCTGAACAACTCGTCGTTCTGTCCCACGCTGGTTTGATCCGACCATCAGGTGGTGGGTACACCCTCACTGAAAGGGGCAGGAAGGACCGTGAAGCAGCACGCAAGCTGTTCCACCAACACACAGGACTGAAGGCATGACACAGAGGCGCATAGCGAGGTTTGACGAGCAGGCTGAGTCGATCACCCACGACAGACAGGCCGACTACGGAGACCCTCGTGTGTCGTTCGACCGCATTGCCTTGATGTGGTCAGCCATCACAGGAGCAGACATCACTGCTGCCCAGGTGGCACACATGATGATTGCGCTGAAGCTAAGCAGGCTTCAGCACCAACCCAACCACCTTGATTCCCTCGTTGACATCGTTGGCTATGCAAGATGTGCAGTCCTCGTCGGACCCGAGTACGACGACACCACAGACGGACAACCCTTCTGAAGAACAGCTGGACTTGGTGACCAGGGCATTGGATGCCTACTGGTGTGCAGACAACGTGCACATGACCATTGCCAGCCGGTTACGCATGAAGCCTGTGCTGCGTGTCGTAGCTGAAGAGATCAGGAAGTGGGCGCCTGATGAAGGGCAAGCCCGCATCTGCTACCTCGCCATCAACGAGGTGGCTGACCGCCTTGTACGCATTACTGAAGAGGACTCATGACTTATGACCCCAAGTGGCGCATCGAGGACGAGCGTCGTCTGGAATGGCTGGACCGCTGCTGCCAACAGGACGGCAGACGTAACCCCAAACACCCAATGCACGGCCTGTACACCGGGCCGGTGGAGAAGTGGGGCAAGCTGCCGTGGAAGGTGCAATGACCCAGCTGCGAGGCAAGGACTGCAACTTCAACTTCCACTGGAACGACGACGGCTCCGTCATGCCCAACCTGGGCGAAGGGGTCAGTCGTACCACTGAAAGAGGCGCTGTGCTGTGGGATGTGGAGGTCACATTCCCTAGCGCTAAGCCAATGAAGAGCACAGTCCTTGCCAAGACCAAAGCTCAAGCTCTCAAGTTCACACGCAACCGTTACCCAGCGGCAACAACAATCACTTGCAATGGACGACACCATGACTACAAGAATCGCAAAAGTGTACGAGCTACAACAAAACCCTCCAACTAGGGAGGATGGAGATGAACAAGGCAAGGTACTTTGGTTTCACCACCAGTTCGGGTGGCAGCCAGGGGACTACCGCTTTCCCATCTACACCGATTGCACTCACTGGTCGCATCTTCCCTGCGCACCGGTGGCCATTGATCCGCAAGTTGCAATCAAAGCTGGGTACAAAGCGTGGCTTAGTACCTTCCCTGCTGAGTTCCCCGCTGCGGCACAAGCCTTGTTAGAGCTGGGTTTCAAGGCAGGCGTTGGGTTTGCACGCAAGTCAATCGAGAAGATCTGATAGGCTCCCAGCCAACATCAACAACACACAGGAACCTATCACCCATTACAACCTTCACCCACCACGATCATGACAAGGAAACAACGGCAAGGTATACGACAACGAGGTAACAGCTGGCTGGTTGATGTAACTGTCAACGGCAAGCGTCGCACCAGAACCTGCACCAGCTACGACGAGGCAGTCATTGCCCGCTTGGAGATGGAGGCAGAGCTGCGTGGCAGCACTCGTCAACCATCAGCCACATCCACTCCCACCTTTGATAGCTGGACCTTGGCCAAGGCCTATCGGGTCACGCTTGAGATGCGCTGGGCCAACACCAAGAACGAAGTCAAGGCTGCAGCCTGTGCCAAGGAAGCCATCGACTTCCTCGGTGCTGAGCGCACCCTGGACAGCATCAGCACCAACGACATCGACGACTTCGTCAAGCACCTACGTGCGAAGAAGAACGGTCCGGCCACCATCAACCGCAAGCTGGCCAGCCTGTCAGCCATGTTCACCGATGCACTGGACCGTGGTGGCTGCGGCAAGAAGCCACGCATCATCCGCCAGCCAGAACCGACGCACCGTGTCCGCTACCTCAGCCCCGAGGAAGAGCAGCTGCTGCTGACCCTGCTTCAGCAGTGGGCACAGGTCGTCGTGATGGAAGCGGTCATCGTCCTGCTGGACACCGGCATGCGGGTCGGGGAACTACTGGCCATGCAGACCAGGGACATCGACCTGAAGGCCAACATCATCAGCATCTGGCAGAACAAGGGCGACCTGCCCAGGTCGGTACCCATGACCGACAGGGTGAGAACCATTATCAGCAGCAGGCTGGAACGCAGCCGCGGCCTGGTGTTCTTCGACCTTGGCCGGGAAACCCTGCGGTACTACTGGGATCGGGCACGCTCAGCCATGGGGCTGGATGACGACGACCAGTTCGTGCCTCATGCCCTGCGTCACACCTGTGCCACCCGCTTGGTGCAGAGCGGTGTGTCGTTGTTCATCGTGCAGAAGATCCTCGGCCACAGCTCCATCACGGTGACTGAGCGGTACAGCCACCTGTCGGACCGTGAACTGCGCGGTGCCATCGACGTACTACAAGGGAAAGTGATCCCCGCTGTGCAACGTGTTGCAGATGTTGCGGGGAATGTTGCAGCACCAGGAGTAAGCAAGATCCCTGCCACTCCTGTACTCCCTTGATTTGATTGGTGCCCGGAGCCGGACTCGAACCGGCACGTCTTACGACGAGGGATTTTAAGTCGGTCCTTTGTCCTGCTCTGGGCCCTACCCATAACCCATTGATCTGCAATCTCAATGCAGGACCAACCTGAGACAGTCGATCTGTCCCTTGATCGGAGTTGTTGCCGCACCCTTGAAGATCAGCTGGCCCTTGAAGCCGAGATGTTCGACATCGGCAGGGACCGGGTGCTGTTCATGAACAACCGCTATGTCACTTGCCGCATGGAATCGCTGAGCCGTTACGGCACAGCCCTCACCGTGGCAGGGGTAGACAAGCTGATCCGTCAGATCAACTACCACTGCCGTCGCATGGAGAAAGGCGAGGCAGGCCGCAGCTACGCACTGCTTGGGCCCATGGCTGAAATGCCTGCCCGCAAGGTGGCAGCCGTCGCTGTGCGGGTGGTGATGGACCAGATCACACAGACCACGAGGCTGCACCCACTGGCTCATGAGGTGGGCCAGATGCTGTGGATGGAGACCATGCTCCATCGGGCTACCAAGTGGGAGCTGAAGCTGCACAAGCGGGTACCCAAACGCCGTCGCCTGAAGGTGCAAGACATCACCCGCATGCAGAACAGCCAGATGTGGGATGCCCGGGAACGACTGGCCACCGGTGTGTTCTTGGTGCAGCTGATCGCCACCCACACCGGCCTTATCGAGGTCTACATGGAGCGGCAAGGCATCAAGACCGTGCGCATGGTGCGGGCCACTGATGGCTGCATGCAGTGGATCAAAGGCGTTACCTGCACCCAAGAGCTGCTGTCGCCACTGATCATGCCGATGGTGTACCCAGCCAAGACTTGGACCACACCACTGGATGGTGGGTACTACACCCCTGAGGTGTGGGGCAACACGCTGATCAAGACCGACAGCGAGATCGTCGCCAAAGAAACCAAGGGAGATGAGCCGTTCATCCGTGCCGCCAACATGCAGCAGCAGGTGGCATGGCAAGTCAACAACTGGATGCTGCACCAGCTGCACTACGCCTGGGACCGCAGCTTGGAGATCGGCAAGCTCATGCCACGTGAGGGGTGGGAGGTACCGCCCTACCCCAAGCACCTACCGGACGACCACCCGGACATTACCCAGTGGAAGTTCAACGCACGGCAGATCCATGAGAAGAACGACAACGCCAAGCACCGCAAGGTGGCCACTGCCAAGCAGCTGTGGCTGGCCGAGAAGTTCACCGGTGAGCGGGCCCTCTACTACCCAATGCAGCTGGACTTCAGGGGTAGGTATTACTACCGACCACCGTTTCTGAATCCACAGGCCAACGACATCGGTCGCTCCCTGCTGCAGTTCGCAGAAGGCACACCACTACGCAGCAAGACCGAAGCCAACTGGCTGAAGATCCACGGCGCCAACCTCTACGGCCACGGCAAGCTGACCTGGAACGCACGGCTGGACTGGGCCAACGACAACGCCGCGGCCATCAACGCTGCAGGCAATGACCCCTGGTCGTACTCCGACTTCTGGACCAAGGCCTCAGACCCGTGGCAGTTCCTTGCCTTCTGCCGTGCCCACTACCAGTGGCACCAAGCGGCACTCAAAGGCGACACCTACGTCTGTCAGCTCCCGGTCCAACTGGACTGCACCTGCTCTGGCATCCAGCACTACGCCGCCTTCCTGCGCAACGAAGGCATGGCCAGCCTGGTCAACCTGCTGCCATCGGAGAAACCACAGGACATCTACAACGCCCTGATCGACAGGGTGCTGGACATCCTGCGCAACGACGACAACCCCGACGCTGCCAAGTGGTTGAGCCTGCAGCCTGACCGCACGCTGGGCAAGAACATCGTCATGACCCTGCCGTACTCGGCCAGTCGTCGTGCCGTGTTCGGCTTCTGCCAGCAGTGGGCATGCGAGCGAGGCACCGACCTCTACGGCATGGACTGCTGGGCCTTCAAGCGGGGTGCCATTGGCACCTGCCACTACATGGCCACCATCCTGTACCGGGAGACGTCGGACCTGATCGGCCCTGCACGGGATGCCATGCAATGGTTCAAGCGGGTAGGCCGTGTTGCTGGCGAGAACAACATCGCCCTGCACTGGCACTCACCCTCTGGCCTGTACGTGCGGCAGACCTACGAGAACTACAGGTACACCCGCATCAAACTGCACCACCTGTCGACCGTGCCCATGGACTTGCGGTCGTATCACATCCCGGCTGGCCTGGACCCCATGCGCATGGGCAATGGGCTCAGCCCCAACGTCGTCCATTCCATGGACGCCAGCCACATGGCACTGGCCACCATCCGTGCCATGGAAGGTGGGGTCCGCAACCTTGGAGGAATCCATGACTGCTTCAGCACGACCCCCGCCGAGATGGAGACCCTGCGTGATGCAGTGCGCTCCAGCTTCGCTGATCTCTACAGCCACGACTGGTACACCACCATCACCGATGAGCTGCTGGCCCAGATCCCTGAGGAGCTGAGGTCAACCCTGCCACCCCGTCCCATGCTGGGCGGGCTGGACGTCAACCACGTTCGCCAAGCCGACTATTTCATCTCATGAGCAACTTCCAGATCATCGACAAGATCCGCATCACCAGCCCGACCTGCCGCCTGCAGTACCCCAAGCTCATCGAACCCGACACCAAGTTCAACCCTGAGGGTGTGTACCGAGTGACCGGTGTCATCGACGCAGCCGATGCAGACGCCATCTCCACCCAGCTGGATGAACTGCTGAACCGCCATAAGGAATCCCTTAAGGCGCAGTCACCCACCACCAAGTTCAAGCTGGCCGACCTGCCCTACGGCTTTGAAGAACTGGACGGCAAGCCCAGCTTCGTGGTCAAGGCCAAGCAGAAAGCAAGCGGCATGGACCGTGACGGTCGTCGTTGGACCGCAGCCCCTGCCCTGTTCGATGCCAAGGGTGTGCCCATCAAGGACCGCAACCAGCTGAAGGACATGTGGTCCGGCACTGTCGGTCGCATCAGCTTCGACGCTTGCCCCTTCTACCAAGCAGCCATTGGTGCCGGGATTACCCTGCGTCTCCGGGCTGTACAGATCATCAGTCTGGTGGAAGGAGGCGGCAGTGCCGAGAGCTACGGGTTCGGGGAAGAGGACGGCTTCTCCACCACGACGGACACCCCGGCGGTCCCGTTCGACAGCAGCACCAGCATCCCCTTCGACGACGGCGACTTCTAAGTTCCGCTCAAAGTTTGAGCAGCACGTCGCCGGCTCATTAAACAAACGGGGCCTTCCCTTTCACTACGAGGGGCGGGCCCTGCCCTACACCATCCAAGCCACGTACACCCCTGACTTCTGCTTGCCGAACGGGGTGATCGTGGAAACCAAAGGTCTCTTCCCCACCGAGGACCGCCGCAAGATGCTCGCCGTTAAGGCGCAGTACCCACAGCTGGACATCCGCATCTGCTTCCAGAAGGCAGACGCAAAGCTGTCACGCAGACCACGGGCACTGACCTACGCACAGTGGGCACAGCGGCATGGCTTCCCGTGGTGTGAAGGATCCATACCTTCTGCCTGGTTCGATGCCGTCCAAGTTCCTGAAGCATGAGCCGTGTCCCCAGTGCAACAGCAAGGACAACGCCGCCCGCTTTGACGACGGTCACCTCCACTGCTTCGGCTGCGGCTACCAAGAACAACCCACCACCCAAGAGAAGGCGCACCCGCCACGTATGCCAGTCGCCGTCAAACCACCACCCGTCACACCGCTGATCGAGTTCACCACCATCAAGGAACTCAGCAAGCGCGGCATCACCGCCGACACTTGCAAGCACTTCAACTACGGCACCAGCACCCACCAAGGGCAGCCGGTGCAGGTGGCTGAGTACCGCAACCAGAAGGGCGACGTTGTTGCCCAGCACGTCCGCTTCCCCGACAAGAAGTTCAGGTGGCTGGGCAGCACCACCGACATGCAGCTGTGGGGCCAGCACCTCTGGCGACAGGGTCATGGCTCTGGCAGCAACCTGTTCGTGGTGGTGACCGAAGGCGAGATCGACGCCATGTCGGTCAGCCAGGTGCAAGGCAACAAGTTCCCTGTGGTGTCCCTGCCCAACGGGGCACAGTCGGCCAAGAAGTACCTGGCTGCCAACGCTGCATGGCTGGGTCAGTTCAGCCGCATCGTGCTGTGCTTCGACAACGACGAGCCCGGTCGTCAGGCAGCAGAAGAAGCGTTGACCGTCCTGCCCTTGGGCAAGGTGGCCATCTGCCATCTGCCTCGCAAGGACGCCAACGAGATGCTGCAGGCCGGTGAAGGCCAGCAGCTACGCGACCTGCTGTGGAAGGCCACACCGTCCAGGCCAGACGGCATCGTCAACGCCAGCGAACTGTGGGATGAACTGATCCGTCCTGGTGCCACCGCTGTCGCCAACTACCCATGGCCACAGCTGGATCGCATGACCCACGGCTTCCGCAAAGGGGAGATGACGACGCTGGCCGCTGGATCCGGCATCGGCAAGTCGTCCATCTGCCGTCACATCGCCCACCACTTCCTATGCCATGGCTTGCGCATTGGCTACATCGCCCTTGAAGAGTCCATCCAACGGACCATGCAGGGCATCGTCGGGCTGGAGCTGGGCAAGCCCATCCACCTGGACCCCACGCTCGCCACCCAAGACGAGGTGCGCACCGGCTTTGACCGGGTGTTTGGCACTGGTCGCTGCTACTTGTACGACCACTTCGGATCCATGGATCCGGATCACCTGCTCAACAAGATCCGCTACCTGGCCGATGGCGAAGGCGCTGACCTCGTCATCCTTGACCACCTCACCATCGTCATCAGCGGCCTTGCTGATCTGGACGAGCGTCGTGCCATCGACGTCACCTGCACCAAGCTCCGACAGGTGGTGGAACAGACTGGTGTCGGCCTGATCCTGGTCTCCCACCTAAAGCGACCGGAAGGCCGCGGCCATGAGGAAGGGGCGCAGACCTCCCTGTCGCAGCTGCGTGGCAGCCATGCCATCGCTCAGCTCAGCGACATGGTGATCGGCGCTGAACGCAACCAGCAGGGTGACCCTGCAGAACGCAACGAGCTGCAGCTACGGGTCCTAAAGAACCGCTTCAGCGGACAGACAGGACTGGTGGACAAGCTGCTCTACGACCAGGAAACCGGCCGCTTGGTCGTGCCCATAAGTACCTACTTCGGAACCTGATGGACTGCCCACAATGCGCGGCCGACAAAAGCCGCATCCGAGTGCAACTGTCCCGGCATGACACCGTCGAATCCATCGTGCGTCGCCGCATCTGCCTTGACTGCGGCTACGCCTGGTACACCTGCGAGGTTGAGCTGCCTGAGAGATCAACCCGCTGGGTGTGCGACGCCGACACCAACCACTACTCCGCCATTGAGCGGCTGCCCAAGTACCGCCGTCTGTTCTTCGCATGAAAACTGAACGCTTCGTCACCCCTGGCCTGCGCATTGAATACCAGTGGGACCGTTGGAACGGTGCGCTGTGGCTGGCATGGAAGCCTCATGTCTCCATGTGCTTCCGCGACACCAAGGAACTGATCCGCTTTTGCGCATGGCCCATCAAGACGCCCACCGGCGACCTGCTGCGTGGCTGGGTCAGGGGTCTTGTGGATCAGCAACCTGCCATCGACGCACCACAACCGGCGGAATCGTTATCCGATGAGCTACTAGCCACCGGCTTTGGCCCTGAATGCCACGACGTCGACAACGACAACACCCGCACCGTGATCTGACATGACCCTGCTCATCGACGCTGACTGGCTGGTTCATTCCGCCTGCGCTGCCTGCGAGGTGGACATCCGCTGGGATGAATGGATCAACACCCTGCACCTGGAGCAGGCCGACGTGAAGGACTTCATCACGATGCGGCTGGACTACTGGCGCGACCTGCTGTCTGACCAGCAGGTGGTGATGTGCTTCTCCGACTACCCCACCTTCAGGCATGACCTGTACCAGGAGTACAAGGCCAACCGGGTGGGCAAGCGCAAGCCCCTTGGCATGCGTGACGTCAGGCGCTGGGTTGAGCAGAGCTACGAGACCCGCACCTGTGTCGGCCTTGAAGCCGACGACGTCATGGGCCTGCTCGCCACCAACGGCGCCTATCCCAACCCGGTGACCGTCTCGGTGGACAAGGACATGCGCACAGTCCCCGGTTCACTGCTGGCCAAGGAAGAACTGGAGACTGTGTCGTTGCTGGAAGCCAACCGCACATGGATGAAGCAAGCCCTGACCGGTGACACCAGCGACAACTACCAAGGCCTCAAGGGCGTGGGTCCTGTCGGTGCCGAGAAGATCCTTGGTGCTGCTACGACACTGCCCGACATGTGGGAAAAGGTGGTGGCTGCCTACCAGAAAGCAGGCCTGACCTTGGCTGATGCTTTATTCAATGCACGCATGGCCCGCATCCTGCGTGCCGGGGACTATGACTTCAAGACGGGCGAAGTCCAGCTCTGGGATCCCGACCGTGACCCTGCAATGAAAATCAATGGATGAGTATCTTTGGCCGCCAATTGACGAGGCGTTGATTAAGAAACTGGACGAGACGTTCCCTGAACTCTGTCCCGCAGAGGACTGGAATGATCGCCAGATCTGGATCTACGTCGGCCAGCGCAACGTGGTCCGCATGTTGCGCTCGGTTTATCTTGAACAACAAGACGAGACTTGACCTATGTGCGGCGGCGGTTCCCGACCCAGCGCTCCCAAGCCACCCCCGGACCCCCGACTGGAGGTCAAGGATTACAAGCAGGTGGCCAAGGACATCGGCATCAGCAACTTCAACAGCCAAGCGGACATCATCAAAGTCGAGCGGGAGATGGCCGCCCGCGAGACGGCTCGCATTGAACAGCGCTACGACGACCAGCGGGCAGCCGACCAAGCCCGCATGGACACGCTGATGGCGCAGCAGCGGACTGACCAAGAGCGCATGCTGGGCGAGCAGCGGGCCACACAGCAGGCCCAGATGCAGGAGTACCGCGCATCCAGCGCAGCCGCTGCTGCTGCTGAGCAGGACCGCTACGAGCAGGCCCGGGCCGAAGCACAGGCACGGGCCGATGAACAGCGGCGCATTGCTCAAGCACCACCCGCCCCGCCGCCAAACCCCAGCGTCACTGACGTCAAGACCTCTTTGGAGATTGCGCCACTGGCTCGCATCACAGGCCGTGGTCGCCGTCGTTTCCGCACGGGCGGTGCTGCAGCAGCACCCGTGGCTACATCCCTTTCCATCCCTGGTGTTCGTAGCTGATGGAGCTGAACCTCACGGCCAGCGTCGATAGCCAAAGCAAGCCCTACCACGAAGAGGGTGAGCAAGGGAAGGTGGCCGCCCAGTACCAACGGCTGACAACGGAGCGTGACCCGTTCCTGCGTCGCGCCCGGGATTGCAGCAAGGTCACCATCCCCGGCCTCATCCCCGAAGACGGCGGCATGGAGAAGGGGAACCTCAAGACCCCCTACCAATCCCTGGGCGCCAGGGGTGTGAACTACCTGGCCAGCAAGCTGCTGATCACGCTGTTCCCACCCAACTCAGCGTTCTTCAAGCTGGAGACCGACGACCTCGCCCTGCGTGTTGCAGAGCAGGGGCCCGAGGTCAAGTCGGAACTGGATGCTGCCTTGGTCAAGGTCGAGCATGCAGTCATGTCGGTGCTGGAGACGGCCAACGGCCGTGCCTCCATGCACGAAGCGTTTAAGCACCTGCTGATCGGCGGCAACGTTTTGCTGTACGTGGACGCTGATGGCATCAAGGTCATCCACTTCAACCGCTTCTGCCTGTTACGTGACCCGATGGGGAACGTCACCAAGATCGTGGTGGAGGAGGAGGTGCACCCCGATGCCCTGCCCCCGGAGCTGTACGAGGAGCTGGGCGAGAACCTCGAAGACGAGGAGTACGGCCTGAGCACCGGGCACAAGACCGTCAAGATCTACACCTGCGTCGAGTTTGAGAAAGGTGAGTGCCACTGGTACCAAGAGACCATGGGCAAGGAGATCCCCGGCACGCACGGCAAGTGCGACGCCGAAGTGGCTCCATGGATTCCGCTGCGCTTCAACCGCGTCGATGGTGAGCCGTATGGCCGCGGCTACGTCGAGGAGTACCAAGGCGACCTGAACGCCTTGGAAGGCCTGTACCGGGCCATGCTTGAGGGTGCTGCTGCCGCGGCCAAGATCCTGTTTTTGGTCAACCCCAACGGCACCACCCGTCCCCGCACCCTGCAGAACGCACCGAACGGGGCCATCGTTCAGGGCAATGCCAACGACGTCACGGTGATCCAGTCCCAGAAGGGGCAGGACTTCAACATCGTGATGGCCATGATCCAGCGGATCGAAGAGCGGCTGCAGTTTGCGTTCCTGCTCAACACCGCCATCCAACGCCCCGGGGAACGGGTGACCGCGGAAGAGATCCGCTACATGAGCCAAGAGCTGGAGGCCGGTGTTGGCGGCCTGTACTCGATCCTGACCCAAGAGCTGCAGCTGCCGCTGGTGCGTCGGTTGATGCACCTGATGCGCAAGCAACGCAAGCTGTCCCCCTTCCCCAAGGTGGACGGCAAGTCAGTGGTCAGCCCCAAGCCGGTCACCGGACTGGAAGCCATCGGCCGCGGCGACGACCGCAACAAGCTGGTGGACTTCCTCACCACCGTGAACCAGTCGCTGGGTGCAGAGACCATGGCCAAGTACATCAACGTCTCCGAAGCGTTGATGCGTCTGGCTGCCTCCGAGTCCATCGACACCACCAACCTGGTCAAGACCAAGGAGCAGCTGGATGCCGAGGCTCAGCAGGCGGCAGACATGATGCAACAGCAACAGCAGCAGGAGTTCATGCGTGATGGCGTTAAGTCGCCGGCCCTCGCCAAACTGGCGGATGGCTATGTCCAACAACAACTCGCTGAAGGAGGAGTGATCAGTGCCCCGCTCAACAGCCCCGAAGGAGCAGCCCCAGCAGCAGGATGATGCCGTCTCTCTGATTGGAGAGCCGGCAGCAGTGGAGCAGCCTGGCCCGTCGCAAGAGATTGTGATTGGCGAGGTCGCGTCCAAGCCTGCACCCGAACCGCAACCCCAGCCGACTGTCGTCATCAGCGACAGCGGCGACATCACCATCAAATAAGTCATGCCCGAAGCCGTCACCATCGTTCAAGAACAGTCCCCTGCCCTGTCACCTGAAAACGAAGAGATGCTGCAGGCCATGCAGCAGGGCTCTCAGTCGTCCGACGACGAGCAGCTGCTGGCTGGCAAGTACAAGTCCGTCCAAGAACTGGAGAAGGCCTACAAGGAACTGCAATCCAAGCTGGGCCAAGGGAAATCAGCCGAGCCTGTTGACAATGAAGTTGACAATGGCGAGCCCGAAACGGACGAGGAAGAAGAAGACAAGCCAGCCGGCAACCCCCGTGAGATCTACGGAAACTTCATCGGCAGCCGACTGGAGGAAGCCAACATCGACTTCCAGTCCATGGCGGACCGGTGGTCGCAGAACGGCAACCTGTCGGACGACGACTACAGCCAGCTGCAGGACGCCGGCTTCAGCCGCGAGATGGTCGATGCCTACCTGGTCGGCCTGAACTACAAGGCCACCCAGGACAGCGAGCTGACAGTCAAGGAGATCGCTTCCATCAAGCAGGAGTACGGCGGCGAGCAGGCCTATGCGGCCATGATCGAGTGGGCTGCCAGCAACCTGCCCAAGGAAGAGATCGACGCCTTCAACCAGGTGGTCAACACCCAGCCGTTGAACGTGGCCAAGCTGGCGATTGCCGGTCTGCATGCCAAGTACACGGCAGTAGAAGGCAGGGAGCCCAAGCTGATCAGCGGCAAGGCGCCCAGTCGTTCTGGCGAGAAGTTTGAGTCCACCGCACAGCTGGTGGCTGCCATGTCGGACCCGCGTTACAAGAGCGATCCGGCCTACCGAAGAAAGGTGGAAGACAAGCTCAAGCGTTCCAGCATCATGTAGCTTCCCGTTGCGAGACACACCTCGGCCCCGGTCCCACAGTCCGGGGCTTTTTCATTGGTGGAACAGTTGCTTACACTTCGTTCACCTAGACCCGCTCACTGATACGACGGCCCGCCGCGGCGGACACCCTTCGGTGTCGGGGATGCAGAGGTCGGGGACCAACCCAACTTCTCTAGGAGAGAACAATGGCTGCACCTAACTTTGACGCTTCGCGTCTTGGTCTTGTTAACAACGCCGGTGGCGGTTCCTGGGCAGGCGATAACGCTCTGTTCCTCCAGGTCTGGGCCGGTGAGGTTCTGACCGCCTTCAAGAAGGCCACGATCTTTGAACCCCTGCACACGGTTCGCACCATCTCGCAGGGCAAGAGCGCCAGTTTCCCGATCATCGGTTTGAACAGCGCCGCGTATCACACCCCCGGCAACATGATTACCGGGAGCCAGGTGAAGCACGCCGAGGCCGTGATCAAGGTTGATGACAAGCTCATCAGCTCTGTGTTCGTGGCAGACATTGATGAGGCCAAGAACCACTACGACGTGCGCTCGCCCTACTCGTCCGAGATGGGCAACGCTCTGGCTTATCGCTTCGACCAGAACATCGCAGCGATGATCGCCAAGGCTGCACGTACGGCCACCCACTTCAACACCGACCTGCCCGGTGGCACTCGCATCAAGATCGTTGCTGCGAGCAAGTCCGCCATCACCGGCGCCCAGCTGGCCACTGCGCTGTTCAGCGCAGCCCAGAAGATGGACGAGAACAACCTGCCTGAGGCTGACCGCTACTGCGTGCTGGCCCCGGCTGAGTATTACAAGCTCGTCCAGACCACCGACGTCATCAACCGTGACTGGGGTGGTGCTGGTGCCTATGCCGACGGCACCGTGCTGAAGGTGGCTGGCATCACCATCCTCAAGTCGAACCACCTTCCCACCACCAACCGCTCCGCGGCGACGGGTGAGAACAACGACTACTCCGCCAACTTCACCGACTCGGTGGCCCTTGCGTTCAACAAGGCTGCCGTGGGTACCGTGAAGCTGATGGATCTGAAGATGGAGTCCACCGGTTCCGACGTCCACGCCCTGTGGCAAGGCACCTTCATGGTGGCTTCGATGGCTTGCGGCTCTGGGATCCTGCGTCCCGACTGCGCCATCGAGATTTACACCGCCACCAGCTGACGGTTGAGTGGGGGCCTACGGGCCCCCTTCCTTCTTTCTACCGAGGTACCCCATGGCACTGACCCGCACCACGTTCTTGGAGGCCGTGAACCTCGTGCTGCGGATGCTGGGCGAAGCACCAGTGGACAGTGTCGTCGGGCAGTTCGGCTTGGCACAGCAGGCCAACGATCAGCTGCTGGACGTGAGCCGCAAGCTGCAGATGGAGAACTGGTCGTTCAACACCGACTACCAGCGCACCCTGCAGAAGGACGCCATCACCGGCCAGATCGCTGTGGGCAGCAACGTCCTGCGGGTGGAGGTGAGCCCGTTCGACTATCCGGGCACCGAGGTCGTGCTGCGTGGCGACAAGCTGTACGACCGGGTCAACAACACGTACGTCTTTAGCCAGAACATCAAGGCCGACGTCACCTATGCGCTGGAGTGGGACGAGCTGCCGGAGCATGCTCGCCGGTACATTGCCGTGAAGGCAGGCCGTGAGCTACAGCAGGCTGTGCTGGGTTCCAGGGATCTGGATCAAGTCAATCTGGCCATGGAGCTGGAGGCCCGCTCTGCGTTTTTGGAGCTGGAGACCACGACGTCGGGTCACAACATGCTGCAAGGCAACCCCAATGTGAGCAGCGCCTACCTGAGCTACATCCCTAGCACCGCCCTGCGTCGTTGATCCGATGGCCCTTGTCAGCAGCACCATCCCCAACCTGATCAATGGGGTGAGCCAGCAGCCGGCAGCGCTGCGCTTGGCATCACAGGCCGAGGCGGTAGTCAACTGCATGCCCAGCCCTGTGGAGGGGCTGAAGAAGCGGCCTGCGTTCAACTACATCAAGCGCCTGTTCACCGGCACAGCAGGCACCGGTCGTCCGTTCTTTACCGTGGTGGACCGTGACGGCGCCAACCGGTGGGGCATCCTGCTGCAGGACCAGGCTCTGAAAGTCTTTGACCTAGACGGCAACCTGAAGACCGTTGCCACGCCCAACGGGCTTAGCTACCTGGATGTGACGGGTGATCCCAGCAAGCAGCTGCGGGTGGCATCGGTTGCGGACTACACGTTCATCGTCAACCGCGAGAAGACGGTGGCGATGCTGACGGATGCCGGCAACAAGAGCCCGACATGGGGCACCAAGTCGATGGTGTTCGTGAAGGCAGCCAACTACAACACCACGTACACCGTCACGGTTGACAGCACAACAGTGAGCTACACCACGCCAGCTGTTGGCGGGGGCCAGCCCACTACTCCGGCTATTGCCACCAGCTTGGCTGATCAGCTGGTCGCGTCCAACATCAACCCTGTGGCGACCACGCTGACAACAAGCACCACTGGTACCACAACCACTGCAACGTTCACCAGCACGACCGGCGTCGTTGTCGGTCAATACATCAAGGATGCAGCTGGCCACATTCCGCTCAGGGCCAAGGTGACAGCGGTCACGGCAACGCAGGTGACCTTTGCCCCGGCTGCCGCGGCCAACATTAACAACATCAACCAAATTACGTTTAGGACGGCAGCCTTTGACGTTACGGCTAGCGACTACATCATCAACATCATTAAAAACGACAACACTGACTACACCTTAAAGGCAACGGATGGATACGACGGCCTATCAATCCGGCCTATCAAGGGCACGGTAAGCAGTGTTAGCGACCTGCCGACCATTGCCACGCACGGCTTCATCGTGAAAGTGCAAGGCAATACGGCGACCGAGTTCGACGACTGGTACCTCAAGTTCGTGACCACGGCTGGCAGTGGCTTTGGTCCGGGGTCGTGGCAGGAGACCGTGGCCCCTGGCATCGACTACAAGCTGGATCCAGCCACCATGCCGCATGTGCTGGTGCGGGAGAACGACGGCACGTACACGTTCAAGCAGTTCGACTGGAGCCCACGAATGGCGGGTGACCCCACCAGTGCGTCGGGCCCCAGTTTTGTTGGCACCACCATCAACAACATCACGGTGTTCCGCAATCGGTTGGTGCTGCTGTCGGACGAGAACGTGATCATGTCAGCGGCAGACGAGTTTGACCGTTTCTTTCCCGAAACGGTGCAGACCATACTGGATTCAGACCCGATTGACCTAACAGCAGGCGGCAACCAGATCAACATCTTGTTGGCTGCCGTGCCGTTCGCCAGCACGCTGCTGCTGTTCTCCAAGCACAACCAGTTCCGGTTGGACAGCGGGTCGTTGACAGTGCAGCCGCTTACACCAAAAAGCGCCAACATCACCGCCATGACAGCGTTTGAGCTGTACGACGGTGTCGATCCAGTGCCTGCAGGTCGCACGATTTTCTTCCCTATTCCGCGGGGGGATTACAGCGGACTGCGGGAATACTTTTTGCCGGATACGACCAGCCCTGTGCCGGCATCGGATGAAGTGACCAGCGCTGTGCCACGGTTCATTTCAAAGACAGTGGTGCAGCTGACAGCCTCCGTGTCGGAAGAGATGGTGGCCGTGGTCACCAAAGAAGAACCCACCAAGGTCTTCCTGTACAAGTTCTTTTTTCAGGGCGACCAGAAGCTGCAGAGCGCTTGGTCGTACTGGGAGGCATCCGGCAGCAAGTCGGTCCTTGGTCTGCAGTTCATTGACAGCGACCTGTACACCATCGTCGAGTACGCCGATGGTGTCTACTTGGAGCGGGCCATCTGCCGCCCGGAGAATGTCGACAGCGGTGCAACGTTTGAGCTGCTGCTAGACCGCAAGGCCAGTGAAGCCAGTTGCACGGTGGCGCTGACCAACCCTGCTGGCTTGGACGTGCAGAGCACCATCACGCTGCCGTATCCACGGAACACGGGAGCACAGATGGTCGTGGTGGGTCGCGCCTATGCCGGCAACACGCTGCAACCTGGCCAGGTGATCTACCCCATCAGCCAAGGCAGCGACACCATCACGGTGCGTGGCAACCTGACTGCCGCCAAGTTCTACGTGGGCGAGCTGTACAGCATGCGATACGAGTTCAGCACCCCGTACCTGAAAGAACAACCGCAGGGTGGCGGCATTGCCGTGATCGGTGGGCCGCGGCTGCAGATGCGCACTTGGACGCTGATCCACGACAAGAGCGGCCACTTCAAGGTGCGGGTGACACCAAGGGGTAGGACGGCCCGAGAGCATCCGTACAACGGCATCACCGTTGGCGACCCGGGCGTGCAACTGGGCCAAGTGCCGCAGATGGTTGGCAAGTTCCGTGTACCGGTGATGGCGCAGAACATCGACACCAAGGTTGAGATCCTGAGCGACAGTCCACTGCCGTGTCGGATCCAGTCGGCAGAGTGGGAAGGCATGTACTTCAGCCGTTCGGATCGCTTGTGAGATCAGTCGCCTATACCCGCCGGTCATTTGCATCGGACATCAGTGCAGTCGCTGCAGCCATGCGGCGAGAGGATGTGGCAGAAGTGCTGGCCGGTGAAGGGGTCGGCCCACGGGAAGCGCTGCTGTATTGCTTCATGGCTGGCAAGCCGTGCATGACCATTTGCGCAGCAGACGACACACCGGTCGCCATGTGGGGTGTGACGCCAGAAGCCGGGACGGTGGGGCGTGTATGGCTGTTGGGTACGGATCGGTTGGTGCAGGAACCAGCGACGTGTCGTCGGTTCTTGCGGGAAGCCCGGGCCCATTTGCGGCAAGTGTTCAGCGCCTACGCTGTGCTGTGGAACTGCGTTGATGCCCGCAATGCAGTTCACGTCCGCTGGATCCGGTGGATGGGGTTTACCTTCGTCGCTGAGCATCCAAACTATGGGGCAGAAGGTCGACTGTTCTTGGAGTTCTGTCAGGTGAGCCCATGTGTGCGCCGTTTGCGGTAATTGCCCCGATCATTACCGGCATTGCCGGCATTGGTCTGTCGATCTATGGCGCTGTCAGTCAAGCCCAGTCGGCTCAGCAGCAAACTGACTACAACAATCAGGTTGCTCAAGCCCAAGCTGAGTTTCAGTTCCAAGAGCAGTCGCGTCAGCAGGATTTTCTGTACCGACAACAGCTGACTCAAGCCGAGACTGCTTACCAGCAGGCACTTACGGCACGCGAATATGAGTACAACCAGCAAGTTGTTCAGTACGACTACACGCAGCGCGAGATGCAGCGCAAGTTTGAGTACGAGCAGGCGGTCAACCTGCAACAGTTTGAGTACCAGCAAGCGCAGGTTGATGCACAGCGTCGCTTTGAAGCGTTCAGGGAAGAGCAGCAGAAGTCAGTGATGGAGCTGAACGCAGAGCTGGCTGGCGCTGCGTATGCCAACGACCTGCGTGCGCTGGACCTGCGGTTCATGCAGGAGGAAGAGGCTGCTGCCCAGCAGAAGCTGAAGGCCGGCAAAGAGATGGCGCAGGCCAGGGCAGAGATCAGGGCGTCAGCAAGGACGGGCAACACCGTCGACAACCTGATTGCTGACTACTACCGACAGCAGGCGGCATTTGACTTTGCCACCAACCGAAACATGGCGTTCACGACGGCCGACATCCAGCAGCAGAAGCGTGGTGCGCAGTCGACGTATGCAGCACGCAAGGCATCGGAGCAGCCGTACATCCCGCAGCCGTTCACCAATCCGATCCTTGGTCAGACGATGCGCGGTGGCGCTGGTGTCGCCCCAATGCGTGGAGCTATGCCGGTGCGACAGGAGATCAGAAAGGGGATTGTGGTGCAAAGCCCTGTGTACAAGTCGTATGTGGACACCACGCCGTACTACGTGGAGGGTGCAGCAAACGTCTTGGGTGGCGTGACGAGGGTGGCCAATGCGTGGGAGGCCATGGATGCGTACAACGCCAGCAGGCCTCAGAAACCGGCATCGACAACGCCGCCACCAACACCACCTGCGCCCCGGCAACCCGGCAGGAGCTGATCCCAAATGGCACGTCCAACCCTCGGCCCTGCATACGGCAACACCGACCGCAGCACGTCGCCACGCCTGATGGGCGGCACGCCCGACATCAGCAGTCAGGCACCCATCGCCACGCAAGAGCTGGCTGCACCTGGCATCCAGGCTGTGGCCCGCATGGTGGAGACGTTCTCCCAGCCCGGACAAGGTCCCACCATTGGTGGCCCGCTGCAGATCTCTGCACCGCCACGGCTTGGCATGGCAGAGAGTGCTGGCCCTGCCCGTCTGCCGCGGCCGGTCGACATCCCTGCCCCGATTCTTGGGCCGATTGAACGGACGCAGCCGAGGTATGCGCCGTACCAAGACAACATGGGCGCCATGGCCCGTGCGTTGTCCGGGTTCAGCACGTTCTTCAAAGACCTGGAGACGTATGCCGTCGACCGGGAGAAGCGGATTGACACGGCAGCCAAGGCCAAGGGTTCGGCACTAGCTCAGGAGGTGAGCCAGGGGGGCTTCTTCTCCAGCCTGCAGGACGCACAGAAGCACCTTGAGAAAGGCGTCGCACAGGGGCTGCCGGGCTACGACGACCTGCTGCGTCGGTTCCAAGCAGCGGATCCACGGGCCCTGCGGTACGCCACGCTTGGCATGCAGGACGCCTACGTCAAGAACAGCTTGGCGACCCTGCAGGAACGGATCAGCCAGACCAGGACTTTGCTGGATGGCCGTCCGCTGGAGTCGGTCAACGCCAACGAGCCAGCGTTCCAGCAGATGATGACGTCCCTTGCGTTCCCGAACGGGACGCAGGGCCTGCTGCCTGAGGTATGGGAGGCCAACAGGGCGCAGCTGTCTGCGATCTACGGCACCGCCTCTGCTTCGCAGGAGAAGCGGTTTGGCGAATACAAGACCCAGAAAGCCAAGGAAGGCCTTGCTGCTATCCGCGACGGCAATGCAGCGGCACTGGTCAACAACACGCTGCCGCCTGAGCAGATCGCAGAGAACCTTGGCGCCGGCCTGGACGGCTTCTACAACCAGAGCGGCCAGACCGCCGAGGAATACCGCAAAGAACTGGAAGGCTTTGCCGAAGGGCTGCTGGACTCGGTGCTGCTGTCTGCGGGAGGGGACTGGGGCAAAGAGAAGCAGGCACTGGGTCGTCTGCCTGAGGTGCTTGCGCAGATCAGGATTGGCCCTGCTCAGGCCGGCGACAAGCGCCCGCTGCTGCTGGATTCCATCGGTGGTGTGGCCGCCCTGAACAGGATCATGCAGAAGGCCCAGCAGAAGGTGCTGGACCAGCAGAACCTGAAGGACCAGTTGGACGGCCGGGAGGCACAAGAGCAGGCCGACCTGGACATCCAGCAGCTGTTTCCGCCAGATGTACTGGGCAGCCCTGCGTCGATTGACGCAGCCGAGGAATCAGCGCTGGCCCGTGGTCGTCAGATCTACGCCGACAACCCTGAGGCTGCACTGGCCTACGAAGAGCGGGTGCGGAAGCACGCAGCTGGCATCAGGGCTGGTTTTGTGCAGCCGGTGCAGGAGCAGAACGAAGTCAACCTGTGGGCCGAGATGGCCCAGAACCCCAACGTTGACTACACCGAGCGCATCCTGCAGCTGCAGCAGGGGCAACTAATCAGCCAGAGCGCCGCCAAGTCGTTCCTGCAGGCGCAGGGAGCACGCAACCGCGAGGACAACAAGGCCAACTACCAAGTGCTGCGTGGCCTACAGGAAGACCTCAAGAGGCGACTAGAGGCTCAGTACGCAAGGGGCAGTTCAGAAGGTGGCGCCAACCTCACACCCAATGAAGCCAAGCAGTTATGGCAGACCTTGGGCGAGCTGTACAAGTCGGGCGATGGCCTGATCCGGCAGAACCCTGGTGCCGACATGACCAGGCAGCTGGGCGATCTGTACGGCAATGCACTGAGTCGGTCGCTGCCACAGCAGGTGCAGCAGCCCCCGGCCACTGCCACCCCTGAAGCCCTTGCCAGGGATCTTGGCGGCAACCGTGGTGATGCCCAGCGCAACGCACAACTGCGTCGTCAGGCAGAGACCCAGCCGCTGTACAGCAAAGACCGCATGGGCCAGCAGCTTGACACCATCCTTAGCGGCAGCCCGCTGGACGACAGCACCCGGCTGATCATCCGTCGCAGCGGCATGAAGCCCAGCGACTTCTTCACCCGGCAGATGCAGCTGCATGGCATCCCGCTGGACACGGAGATCCAGAAGCGGCTGAAGGAACTGGATGGCGGCGACCTGGTGTCGCAGGCCGGCGGCGGCACCAGTGGGCTGGGCATGCTGCCCACCAACCGCTACCTGCCGGTGGCGCAGCGCCTTGGCCAGCAGTTCGCCAACGGCCTGATGAACCTGATCGCGCCACCAGCTCAAGCGGCTGGGATGCCAACGGCAATCCCGACGTACA